GTTTAATACTACGTTTGCCAATCTCTTTAATTCATTAACGACATAGATTCCCATGTCTTCTGGGTCATCAGGGGGTGAGCCGGGTTCATAATGAGTTACAGACTTTACTACCCTATCTTTATAGGTAGCCATTTTAGACGTTCCCTAAAAGTCCAGCGGGAGGCAGTATTCCACCTGTACGAGCAAGAGTGGCAGCATCCATACCTGATGAATCATCAATCATGTCTGGGGTCATGCCCAATAAGCCGGGTGGCATTTCAGGGCCAAATCTATCAGGATTGGTATAGTAATCATGGGCTGGGCCTGTCAGATGGTAAGACTGCGGATCATATCTTTGCAATGCTTCAAGAGGGTTAGCCGCATATTCAGCAGAAAAGTTAGGATGCCTAGCACTCATCAATTCTAAATGGCTATCAAAACCACTTCTATCACGCTCCCCAGTCATCTGATTCCATATAAAAGGATTCACATCCTGATACTTTGGAACAAAATCACCCCCCAGACCGGGAACCAATCCTTCCGCTTCAGCAAAAATACCCCGAGTGCTTTCAGTCTGTGGATCATATACGTATTTGCCAGCAGTAGGTGAAACAGGCTGTATTCTATCTATTCGCTCTTGTTCAAGTTGTGCCTGATAGGGGTCTAACCGGGCTGGTTTATTTATCCAAGGTGGGGCGTAATCTTGCATACCACCCATACGCATACCACCAGCAAGTGGAAGATTCCATCCAGTGAACGGTACACCCGCTCCGCCTCTCGCGGCGCTTGTAGGGCGACCAGTGCCGTACTCTAACCTTGCTAACTGATAAGGTTCTTTTTTTCTTTTCTCTTCTAAAAAATAAGCCATCAGTAACTCCTAGAACCTCTGCGTCCAGCATCCTGAACTTCCAAAGCATAGCCATCCAGTTTCCAATCCATGTTTGCGTCTGATTCAAACTTGACAGCATAGTATTTTCCAGAACCTCTTACAGATACCTTTGATTGTGAATCTGGATTAAATGACACAGCACTACCCCATGTAATACCCTCTTCTGTAGACATCTGCGTTCCAAGATAAACATTGATAGTATTCGTGCTGTCAATGTTCATCTTTGGGTATATTGCGGTGATATTCTTAACAACCGTGTAATCAGGCTGTCCTTGAGAATTCATGGATAATCCAGTGCGCTCAACAAAAGAATTCATAAGGGTTGTATCTTCCTTAAACCCAGAATTATCCCTATATATCTTTGTGTTTTCAGGAGATGCAAACATAAGAACATTCTCCACCGTTGGATAACTCATAGTCCAAGGCCCACTAACTGTCGTCCAAGTGGGGCCGTTATATGCCACCGCATCTACAGCATGAGTTGCAGCCGTTGTACTGTTTACTCCTCTTGCAGAAATAGTTAATACAGTAGCCGTCCTACTTGTGTAGGTCATCTGCTCATCATTTATGGTAATATTACCAGAAGGCTCAAAACCAGAAGCATCATCTACTGTTAAGATTGCTCCGACTGCGCTAGTTGAGGTAATAGCAACTGCCAATGGACTTGTCATGGCTCCCCATGTAGTCATTACATTGGGGTCTAAAATATTCCCATAACCTATGTGGCCCAAACCGGGCAAATTTCGGATAGTGAAAGTATTTTGATTCCAGTTCCAAACAATCGCTCTGTCTGGCTGTCCTGTTACGCCACCATCCTGAGAGAAGCAAAATAACATCTCTGATCTACCATAATCCGCCACCACAAAACTTCTGCTTATTGCATCTCCATCAATCGTTGAGAATACATAAGACCTTAGTTTGGGCGGTAAGATGGGTTTAATAGTTCTACCATCATTTATATAGAAATCACCATTGCCAAAGATTGCGTGACCACCGGGATACTCAGCGACACAGTTCTTGGCAATTGCGCCTATCGTCGGGGAGATTTGACGAAATGCAAAGATAAATGGAGTACCCACATACTGCATGGAGTAGATGGAATCTTCCTTGTAGATCATAAAATTGTCTGCTAACTGAAGACCATCCAATATCTCACCCTTTGAGTCAGCCAACTCATACTCCCCCGCATCAACTGTGGCTGATGTTTCATCCCATGAAGTTGGGGTGGTTTGAGTAGCAGCCTCTGTAGACCACTTGACTAATCTTGGATACTTAACACTTGACTTGGTTACGTTAAGGGCAACCAAGAAGGAACGGAATGATCTCATTGCTTTACATTCTACGTTTACAAAAACAGAAGCGTCATCCGAATGAGTTGCTCCTGTAGTGCTGTTCTGCGCTCTTGAGATACCTGTAAATGTGGTAGCGGTTTTTCCGGTGTAAGATATATCTTCACTATCTATAGTGAAAGTACCGCTAGAAGGAAACGTGGTTGTGCTATCTACCGTTATATTGCTTGTGCTGCTTGTACTTGTAATTGCACCATCTAATGCCGTTAGACTAGGCCAATCATTTAAGTCCTGCATCTTCTGTGCTGTAGCGGGAACACCAGACGCCAATGCCCAGTATTGGGGATCATCCACCTTATTAGTCATTATGAGAACACCGCCTATAACCGTAGCAGCCCAGTTCTCAGCAGCGGTAGTTGAATAGGCTCCGCTGGCTCTGGTGATGTCATACCACTTCTTTGTTCTGGTTACGACCGCCCCATCTGAGTGAGCGGCGGCAGTAGAAGAGTTAGCACCTCTTGTGCATCCTGTAAACTGAGTTGCTGATTTTCCAGTATAGGTTATCTCTTCAGTGCCTATGGTTACAGTGCCAGCAGTCTCAAAATCTGTAGTGCTATCTAATGTAATGGTCGTAACTGACGCATCAATAGCACCATTCAGGGTATCTGTTTTAGAAGTATTGTCGTAGACATGGATGGCTGCAGTACCACCTATAACCCAATACTCATTAATACCGGAAACAAGGTGAGTAATGTAATAAGGGGCAGCAGGAACAGTCTCCATGACGCTGGCGAAACCCAGCGCCTTCTTTATGGAGCCTTCGTCTGTTTTTACATTGTTACCATCTGACCAGACATTAGGAGGTAGTTGCCAAGGATTTTGATCCTTGACAATACCATACTGCCCTACATTGTCTACGGGAACGAGTGCCATTTACTCTGGCAGTGCTGCTTTCAATTGGCCCATAAACACAGACTTAGCCGCATCTAACTGCATTAACTTCATCTGTAGGGCGTTGATCTCTCCCTCTAGTTGGGCGACATGATTGATAGCAAGTTTAGCCTCATCAGCCAAGTCTTCAAACTTGTACTCTGAGCCGTCAATACTTACTACGTTTTTAGGTTCTTCTTGTTTCTTTGCTTTAGGCATTGTAGGCATTCCCCGCGACAATGGCTGCGTCAACGTCAGTCATGTCTTCTGATGTCCAGTAGTCTCTTGTCTTCATCAGTTCAAGATGCTCTACGTTGCGACTAATAGTGTCTAATGATTCTACATCTTTATCACCTGTTGCAACTATTTCATTGATAAGATCAACACTATGACCCATAGCCGTATAATGTTGCGCTATCTGCGCGGCTGTTTCTGCCATTTTACGATCCCTCTAGTTGTGCCTTCAGAGATTCAACCTCTGCCGACAATTGTTGAACCGCTTTAATTAACGGTGTGATTAATTGATTTGGAGCAAACTCTAGTTTCTCAACTACAGTATCTCCTATCGTAGTTTCTGCAACTGAAATAATTTTGCTATCTTCCATATACTTCAATCCAGCAATGGCTGTTTGAACTTCCTGAGAAACAAAACCCATACGCTGACCTGAATTTGTTTTCCAAGATTTGTAGTCTGGTTTTATTTTTGACCCATCTGAAACGCCATTATCATACCATTCCCTACGATCCCAATAGAATGTTCTAGGTTTTAACTTATTTATAAAATCAATTCCAGCCTCTTCAGGTAAATCCGTGATCTGCGCTTTATCTCTTTCGTCAGACAAGGATGAAATAGAAGTTGTATTACATCTAAAACTACTAATATTTCCATTACCAATTGTTAATTCATGGTTCACTGTTGCCGTTGAAGAAGTGGTGTTGTAACCAATGTTAATTGTGTTATTTCCTGTTGTATTAGCACTGGCAACATTTTGACCTAAATGTAAACATTCAGCCCCAGTTGTTAAAAGTACGCCAGCCGACGCACCTAATGATGTATTAGTACCACCAGTTGTAACAGTCCCATGAGCGTTATAACCGATAGCGACATTATTTGCAGCCGTTGTTAGATCATGAAGGGCATGCCACCCCATTGCTACATTATTTGCACCCGTAGATGAGCCACCAACTCCAAAAAGCGACTCCTCTCCAACCGCTGTATTATTTGCACCCGTATTATATCTAATGGATTCGTTGCCAACTGCCGTAGCACCGGCGTTTGTAGTAATACGCTCTAAAGCAGTGCCTCCCACAGCAACATTAAAAGCACCAGTTGTACAAGAAGTCAGTGCTTCATACCCAATAGCTACAGCGTAGTTTCCAGTTGTAATGGCATCTGCTGCTTGATAACCAAACGCAGTGTTGTAACCACTGGTTGTATTTGACATTAGTGCGTTATACCCAACCGCAGTAATATTTTTAGCGGTATCAGTAGGTATCCAAGCCGTAGCCGCCCCATACCCAATAGCGACAGCATTTTGACCAACTTCGTTTGCGCCTAAAGCATCTCTACCTATAGCAACATTTTTGCTTCCAGTAGTATTTGCGTCTAGTGCGCCATGCCCAACTGCTAAATTATCAGCACCAGTGGTATTAGCAACCAATGCAGAAGACCCAACAGCAGTATTATTTGCTCCAGTAGTATTTACTGTTAGAGCGTTATACCCTAAACCCGTATTATTGGCGGAATCTGTGGATAGCCGTAAAGC